GAATGACATTACGTTAGTAACTTGAGGCATACTCATACGTAAATTACGCATAAAGTTTGCTTGCGACATTTTACCTTCTTTTAAATCAATGTACTGTTGTTTTATACTTTTCATTTTTTATATTTTATCTTCCTTGGCCTCTATAAGCTTTAGGCTTTGGAGTATGTTTGTTATATGATTTTTGTTGAGAACCTGGTCCTTGTTTTCTTTTACCAAAGGTAAGTTTATTAGAGGATGCTGCTTTAGCTTTTGCCATTATTGTTTTAGGTTGTTTATTTTATTGGTTAAATGATTTACCATTTCAGCAATTTGAGCAACAGCTTTTTCTGTTCTACCCCAATAAGCAACACCATCTCCTTCGCTCAATTCTTGTTTCATACGTTGTGTATAATCAACAATACGATCAATTTCGTTAATTTTTTTTCTTACCTCACGCATTGCTTTATGCAATTGTTCAGCTTTAGTTCTGTGTTTAACTTCACTTTTAAATTGTTTATAAGTTGCCTCATTTAACAATTCTTCTTCAATAATTGTTTTAATTGATTCGTTCATTTCGAATATTTTTTTATAATCTACTACTTTAGATGTAGTTGGTTTTTTAGCTAATTTCATACCTTGAGACTTAGCAGCCTCAATAGCGCCATTTGATTTTTGTCCTTTTTTAGAAAATGCGTTTGGAGTTAAATAACCACCAGCGTCGCCTGATGTAGATTCTTCATCTAACAACTCACGTACTAATGTTTTAATATACTCTTTTAAATTGCTCATTTTTTTATTTTCTTTTATTCCTGCTACTGTTCTGCCTTTATAAGTATTTTTTAGATAATTAACCATTTCAGCATTCATGTTAAAATTAGGCTCTAATGGTTGAGTATCTGGTTTTGATTCTAGTGTTTTAGTCATTGCCTCTATAAATCCATTTTCAACTGTATCATCTATAATTTTAGACATCTCATCGTCAATATCTAATTTATCTAACCAGGTATTAGTTTTTTTAGTATCTGGTTTTTTTATAAGTCCTCTAAATACATCATACCCATGTTTAGCTAATCCAACTCCAGGTATAGTAGCTTTTAAAAGTTCTACAGCAGCATCTAGTGCTATGTCTGTAGCTTTTCCTTTTATCCCTCCTTTAATAGCACTTACTTTTTGTCTACTAGTAATAGACTTAATAACTTTTTTTAAGTCACCATAAGTTTCAAGTTGTGAAAACTCATAGCTACCTTTTTTAGCAGGGTCTATATTTGCATCTATTTCAGCCATTACTTAGCTTGAATTTGTTTTAAGTTAGCAAATATTTTAGATAATAAAACGTCATCAGAAGTTTTAATTAATGATGTCATTAATCCAGATAAAATTTTATTATCATTCATGTTCAAAGCAGATCCGTTTTTTACCTTACCAATAGTAGTTGATACGGCTGCTGGGTTTAAACTAGGATCTAATTGTTTAAGAAGAAGTAAATTAATACTACCTTGTACTTTTTCAGGAGCAGTTGGTGCTGCTGGAGTTGTAGGAGTAATAGCTTCTTTTAATTTACTTTTTAATAATTCATATCCATTAATACTATTGTAAGATACGATACCATGTTTTTTCATTACTTCTAAAGCTTTTTTACCTTCTTCTTTAAAAGAATTATCATATGGTTTTTCACCCATGTATTTAGCATTAGCATCATTAAATGCTGCTATAATTTGTTCTTTTGGTAAAGTAGTAGGATCAAATTCTTCTTTAAGACCTGCTAATTGTTGTAATCTGTTCATTATTTAATGGCTTTTAATTCTGCTACTAATTGATGATATTGTAAAAGAGAAATAATATTTTCATCCTTTACATTTTGATTTTTATCTAATGGATTTAATAACGTAATAACTTCATTCAATTTAATTTGAACAGTTTTATCAGTTACAGCTGGTGTTAATTCAGTTAATGTTTTTTTAATAGTAGCAAACTGCTCATTAACAAATTCTCTTAATTTAACAGTATTACTAATATTATTAATATATTCTTTTAATACTGATTTTTGTGCTTGAGATAATGTAGAATATTTCTCATTGAATTTTTCTAACAACATTTTGTATGCTAAAATACGAGTACCAGTATCCATTTTACTATATTCTTCTAACACGCGATTTTTTACTTCTTCAACATTAATTTCTTTACGAGTAATGTGTTCAAGTAATGTTACTTTGTTATCAATAACTTGAGAAGGCTCAATGAACTCTAATGAGCCATGAGCTTCTATTAAATTAGACGCAGCAGCATATTGCGAATAGTTACTAATCTTTGCTTTAAAGAATTCTTCGATATCATAATGACTACGAATTTCTTTAATCAAATTGTATTTTTCTTTACGTAAAGCCGTTTTATTTAAACGTGAAGATATTTCTAATACTGAATTAATCAATGATTCTGCTTTACCTTCAGATAATGCTTTAGATGTTATTAACGCCTGATATAATTTGTGTTCTTTAGTTAATTCGCTCTTGTTAAAGAATTTTTTAACAACACCAATGGCGGCCGAATCTTTACCAGACACAGTGTCTGATGCGATTTGGCGCACTAAAAGTTCAAATAATATTCCAGTATTTTTGTATTTGCTGTGTTTAATTTTCATAGTGTAAGTATGCACTACCTATAAATATGTAGTTATTATATGCCCTTGATATTGTTTTCGTTAAGTAATGACGGTTCCTGATCAGGTCCAAATACAATCTCCTTACGGAATGATTGTGGTATAGCTCCTAATGCTCCTTTATTTTTATACACCTCAGCTATTGCTAATGGTGAACCACCTTTTGGCGTACCATCTTCTCTAGGAATATTAGGTTCATTAGTAGTATTAGCATCTGCTTTACCTAATCTATCTTTACCTAACGGATCTGCTTGAGTACCAATAATAGATTGTTTTTCACCAGGACGGCCTACATCACGTTTTTCATCGTACCCAGAAGGTATATCTTGTGTACCTTGTCCCATTCTACCTTTACCATATAGTGAAGCTAGATCATGTGGTGTACCATATGATTTACCAGTTTTAGCTGGGTCATTACCTTCATTTTCAATTTGACCTAAACGGAATGCACGTTTTTTATCTTCAATAACTAAATCGCGATATTCATCATATTGATCTTCACTGAATTGGAAGATTTTATCATAAATGAAATCTGAAGGCATTAAGTTAGTGTCTTGCATTTGTTTAGCTAAATCAACTTTCTCTTTCCACAATGCAATCTTTTCTTGTTCAAATATAATTGATGGTGTAGTTAAATTTAACTCAAAATTAGTTAACGCAGCTCCATCATATCCTTGAACGTATAAATGAACCAACGCCATTTTATATAATTCAGATAATACAATACGTTGTAAACGTTCAACTGTACGAGCAAATCTAATATCTTCAGAAGCTAATGTAGCTTTACCACTTAAATCTTTTTCAAATCCAAAATATGCTTTAGGTACTTTTAATGCAGCTAACATTTCATCACGTAAGAAATTCACGTCATCAATTGCATTATATTCCAATCCCTTAATTGTGTCGATTTTTGTTGATGCTCTATCACCACGAGTTGGTAGATAAAAATCTTCCATCATGTTCATCAAGTTGTAGCGAAGATTGTATTCACCTGTTTGTTGATCAATGTAAGGTGTTTTCTTCATCTTCTGCATTAAACGTTGCATGTATGCATCTACCTCATTTGGAGGAATGTTACCTACGTCTACAGTAAACACACGTTTTTCTGGGGCACGTGTTACACGATGCAACAACATTGCATCTTTCATCAACACATACTGCTTGTAAGTTTTACGAGCAGGCTCTATGAACGAGCGCCCGTAAGGTAGGTAGTTAGCGTCAGTTAATAGCCTAAAATGCGCTATTTCATAGTTTTCAAATTTAATCTTACCATCTCTATCTTTAACACGATTTGATATACCACCCGACGCGATTACTGATGGGTCAATTTTAAATGTTACTGAAGATGGGTTTTGAGGATCTTGGCCTTCTTCACGAACCATATCGTAAACCGACAATGGTATAACTGTATAGATACCAAATTTCTCAGCAATCTCCATATGCAAGTAAAAATCACCATACTTACACATATTGCGAGTCCATAACCATAAATTAAACTCAATATTTAAAATATCGTAGAATAAATTATATAATATTTTTTGTATATTTTCATCGGCACTCTTAATTTGTAGTACCTCACCAAATTCATTCTTCAATGTAGATTCATCAGCTAAAATATCTAAGGCAGATGCGATAATAGATTCCGTATCCATTGCTTCATAGTCAGTATATAACTGAATACGCAATGTTTGGTAGTTCATTGTTGGATTGTACGGCATATTAGCTCCGTAGCGGTGCAACTTAGTAAATCTATCTATTAATGCATTTGTTTTTACGTTACCGTAAGCTTGTATTCTATCAACGTCTGTAACCTTTAATTGATTCCCTCCAACGTTTCTAATAATTACATCTGTATTGAACAAACGAGTTAATCGGGTGAATAACCCTGGAGCGTTGTTATTTAATTCAGCCATTTTATATTTTTATTATATGTATAAATATTTGCTACCCAAGAACCCATGTCATATCTTCGAATTGTCCATGACCGTTATTGAGTAAATAAGGATTTTGAGCTCCATCAGGTAATGATGGTCCAAAATATTCACCATCACCACCTGTTTTAATAATACCATCCACTGCTGCTCTAGTTAAATTCATACCTTGTTCGTAGAATTTCATTGCAGTGTCTCTAGTAAATAATCCCATACCCAACGACATCACCAAATCATCATTATATCCATTTTGCGCTTGTGCTTTACCATGCATCCAAATGAATACACGCAATTCCTCTAACAATCGCTTAGAATGAAAGATGAATTGCTTATCTCGAATATACGCCTCCATTTTGGAGATAACAAGTGGTCTTGTCTTTACTGATGTAGTAAATCCAGGAACTGTTTGATCAGATTCCATTTTAGCTAACCACTTATCCATAGTAATATCACCATATGAACGAGGTGAATAGTATAAGTTTTGATAGCCTTTTTCTAATATTGTATTTACAACATCCCACCCAATGTTTGCGTTTTCAACAACAAGTAAAGCGTTGTTATACTCAGTAGCAACAGATACCAACATATTTCCATAAGTACGAGTATCCACTTGCGATTTATATTCAGCAACTTGCTCACACGTTGTAGCATCGATGACGTGAAAAGCCGAATAGTCACTGCTATCACCGCGAGCAACGTCAGCACAAACAAGATACTGCTTGCTATAATCAGCATACTGCCAAATCCAAAAATCACCACCCATAAAGCGGCGCTCCACAGGATCTTGTATAAATGTTTCTTCATAAAATGATAATATATCGGGGTCAACAACTGAATTTCCTGAGCCTAAAAAGTCACAATCATACTCTTGAGCAAACTCACGAGCTGACATATTTATTCTTTCACGTTCTTCCCAGGCTTCATCTCTATCAGGATGTAAACTCCATTTTAATTTAATTGCTTTAAAGTCATTTTTATTAATCTCTGCCTCAGCATACGTTTTATGAAACCAGTTACCAACACCATTTGGTGATGATAATGCTATAATACCTCCACCCGTAGCGATGGTAGGTTTAATACTTGTATAAATTTTATCAATACCTTCAATAAACGCAGCCTCATCTATTAGCAACAATGATACGGCGTACGATCTACCTGCATCTGATGCTGCTGATGTAGCTATAATTTGAGAGTTATTAGCTAGTTTTAATGATAATTTATTATCAGATAATGGTTTTATATTACCACGTAACCAACTTGGTAAGTTATTATACATAAACTGTACTTTCTCTACCATTCCTTTAGCTGTTTCTTGCTTAGTGGCAATACACAACACAGTTTTATCTTTACTAAACAACATTGTCCATAAAGAATAACCTGCAGTTAAAGTAGATATACCTAACTGTCTTGATTTATTTATAATAGTAAATCTCTCATTTCTAAAATCCGTTAATACATCTTCCTGAAATGGGTATAAATGAAATAATATTCTACCTTTAATTGGATGAGATATATAACAATATTTTCTAAAGAAATGTATAGGATCGGTAGCACATTTAATGTATTCCGCCTTAATTATTTCTTTAATGTTTGCTTGACTCATGTATATAAATATATAAAAGAAGGCCTAACCTTACGGCTAGACCTAATTATGTGGGGGCGTGTGATTTTATTTTGCAATCATCAAATATACTAATCCACCAACTACAACTCCAGCTCCAATTTTAGTAATCTTGTTCTTAAATTTAAGCTTTTGATTTGTTAAGTATAATGATTGATATTGATTTTTCCAATCTTTAATTTGTGTATCTTGATTGGTCATTATGTTTTTATATGTACCTTCTTTCTTAATATAAACAGCAATAACACTGTCTTTACCGCTTACTCTAGCTTCAGTTAATGCAATAACACTATCTTTAATTGTGATAATATGTTTTGCACCATCTAATTCTGCTAAATCTTTTGCTGTAGATACTAATACTGGTTGTGCTAAAGGTAATTTATTAGTTGTAGTATCTTTAGGGTAACGTTTATTAAAGAAAGTAACTAATTCTTTTTCACTATAAGTATCAACTGCTGCTTTAGATGAATCAACAAATTTAGTAACTGTTTTTACATGATCTTTCATGTACGCTACTTTAAAAGATAACATATTGTCAACTAAGTTTAATGAATCAATTCTAGCGCTATCAACAGCTAATGTTAATTTCATCGAATCAACAGCATGGGCTAAACTATCTTGTTTTGCTAAAAATTCTTTAGATAAGCCAGCATCACCAATTTTGTCAAATATGATATAAGCTGCTACTAAAAATACTAAAACTCCTAAAACTATTTTTTTCATATTATTTATTTTATAATTCCTGCGTAATATTTCATTTTGTTAACTGTCCATTCGTCTAATGGTTCTTCTTCTGTATCTGGCATTTCAAGATCTTCTGGTTCAGGGGTACCACTTATTTTTCTTACATATTCACTTGATGCTTTTAAATCAGCAATACGTTGTTCTAACGATGTTTTTAAAGCACGTAAACGTTCTAATTCAGTAGATGGTTTATCATTGATATCACCTGCTGCTGTTTTACCTTTTCTTAATTTTAAGATATTAGATTTAGTAGCGGCTAAACGACGTTCTAAATCAGAATATTTTAATGATGCTTCAAAATCAGCATCTGATACTTTACCAATTTGAACTGGAGCTGCTTTTTCAATTTCACCTGCTTCTGGTTCAACCATATCTTCAGAACCATCAGCATTTGGTTCACCATCAAAATACATTGCTAATGGATTTTCAGCACTACCAACAAACATATCTTCAGCATCAGTTGCTGATAAAGATTGTGCTTGTGTACCTGGTGCTTCTTCTTCACCACCTGCACCTAATTTTGTTAATACACCTGCATCCATTAAACCATTAACAATAGCGTTAGCGATTTGTGGGCGAGCAAAATTAAAATGCGATTGTAATGCTTTTTTATCTGTACCTGGATTTTCTCTAAAATAGTTAATAACATCAGCTAATGATGTGCCTGAAATAGTTTTAGTAAATGATGTTGTATCAATATTATCATCTGCTAATCTGTATCCTTTAGGGATACGAGCCATTTCATCAATGTCGTCTTCGTTTAATTCAACGTCTTTACCTTGCATTAAATCAGTAGCAACATTTGTTTTTGCTGTTTGGCTTAATGAATTATATTTTGGGTCAGATTTAATTGTATTTACCGATCCTTTACCTGCGTAAGTAGTTTCAGTTAATACATCTGTTATAGCTTCGCGTATAATTTTGCGTAGTTCTTTACTTTTCATTTTGTCTGCGTTCGTGTTGTTCATCATATAAATATTAAATATTTTGCAAAATTGTAGCAATACGTTCCTCTGTTGTACCTTCAACAGTAATTAATTTTTTAGGTGGAAATTCAACTAATGACATTTTAATAACTTCATCTATTTTACGTCTATAATGTAAATCAGTAGTTCTAACACCATTATCTTCAATACTTACACCATGAGGATCAACATAAATTACTAAATCATAATTATTACGTAACGTCATAGCAGCCTCAACAAATGTACGTTTATCAAACTGATCAATTGATTGAGCACCTAATGTAAATGCACACACATCCCATATTGTGCGATCAGTTAATACATTATTACGTAATAATTCACTAGCACGTTCAGCTAAAAATACAAACTGACCAGCTAATGTAGAATCAGTATTTAATGGAATACCTAAATCACGTAAGTATTTACTACGCTCAGTAGCAATAAAGTAATCTTTAAATTGCTCTAATTCAGCCATAGCTTTTACCAATGTAGTTTTACCTACAGACATCGTACCTGCTAATCCTATTCTCATTTGTTTCTTTCGTTTATTTTTTTCATTTGACGAGCATTACGCTTATCATCTCTAGATTGCTTAGCTCTTTTATTCCATAGTTTTGGCTTATCAGCACCATCCTTATACTTTATTTCAACACTAATAGGTCCATTTCTAAACTTATCAGTATCAAAACTCCATACCTCAGTACTGTCTTCATGTTCGTATGTGCGTTGAAATTTCATACAGTAAATATACTAATTTTACTTTGCCTATGTTCTAACTCCTGCTGCTTTTGCTGCTGCTGTTTTGTGAAACGGAACACCATTAACGTCTTTTTTTCTTTCTTCCCATTGATCTTTAGTATATTTAAAACCAAATAACCAATATTCTGAAGCGCGTTTATTGCCTTGAGGAATATAAGCTGGTCCTTCCCAACAATGCATTTTACCCATCCACGAGTATATGATTGAGCCATCTTTTGTTTGTGTTCTTTTTGTTTCTGCCATTTTTATTTTATTAAGTTTTCTGCAATATAAATTCCATGAGCACCACTTACTGTAATACCACGAGCGCTTAAAGCATCACCTGCAAAGTGTACATTTGGATACTCATTTAATGATAAGTCTATATAATTAACTAGTGGTTCAGGTGATAAGTACTTTACTTCAGGAATATACATTCCCCAATCGTCACCAAATTCAAATACTTTATTTAAATCACTAATAAAGCTCATCACATAACCAAAATATCCTCCAAATGTTGGTAATTCAAGCATGTCTATTTTAGAGGCACTTACTATAGTGTTTTCAGATGTTAATGATGGAGTACGAGTATTATTAGGTGAATAATATAAACCAGTTCCATCCTTTTGTACTTTTTGTACTACATATCTACTCCATTCAAATGGATCTTCAATACCTTTAATTTCCATTAATATACCAAAATTAGTCATTTGGTTTTCGAATTCTTTTCCTTTTTTAGCATGACCATTATAACTAATGTTGCCATAGGTTTCCTCAACAGCCACATAAGCCGCATTGTTATTAGTACAAAATGAGCGTATAGATACGTTATTTTTAGCTTGATATAATTTAAAATCATAAGATACATCAATTAATTTTTGAAAATATTTTTGTGGTGCTTCAAATCGAACACCAATTTGTACTGCTTTAGCTTCAGTTGGTAATTTATATTTGTCTGACATTGCTTGAGCAAAATCAATGCCTGATTTGCCTACGGCAAATATTAATTTATCATAATCAGTATATCTAGTTTCTACAGCTTCAGGATGACTCCACGAATGGTGTATTACTCCATTTTCAAAATCAATTTGTTCAACAACTTCGTTCCAAACAAATTTAACACCTTTGTCTAACAAATATTGATACCAATTTTTAGCAATCTCATGTAAATAGTTTGAACCAATGTGCCACACAAGCGACATACGTAAGTCGAAATATGGTTTAATAAAGTCAGGTTCTGTTTTAGGATCAGAACATGAAATTTCATCTGGTTTAGGGTGGAAACGAGTAAAGTTAGCTACTACTTCTTCCATTAGTGACATAGCTTTTTCCTCACCACAATACTTAGACAATTGTCCACCTTGTACTGTTGATACTACTAATTTACCATCTGACCATCCACCAGCACCTAACATACCAGTCATTACCTCTTCAGGTAAGCGGTTAATTGGGTCGTTGCCCTTATCTATAATTGTGATTAGGCTACCATCATAGCCATTATCTACTAATTTGGTTGCAGCATTAATACCTGCAACGCCTGCTCCAATAATTACAATTTTTTTCATATATATAAAGATAAGTTATTATTTTGACATTTCCAAATGTAAGGTGGCCCACCTTTTGGGTGCGCCACAGCTGCATAATATTGTTCGAATCGACAGGCTATGAATCTGTCTATAAATTTATTTTATAAAGTTTCCCACCATTTTTTTACTTCTTCATTGAATGGTATTGAACGTTGAACATAAATTCTATCTCCATTCTCCTCAATATGAAGAGTTTCTGTCCACTCTATTCCCAATGCTGGATTATCTGTAAAGGGGTATTTTTTAATAAAAAATTCTTGGTCTTGTGAATTTCCCGATTGTGCAATCAATTTATCTATGGTTTGTTGTTCTTCAGGTGTTGGACTAAAATAAGCTTCTTCAACATATTTTCCTTCTCTCATTAGATCATCTAAACCAGAATCAGCGTTATAATTTTGATCAAAATCTTCATCATTATATTTAAATTTAGATAAAATATAATTTTTTACAGGATCAGAACTATTGCTTTGTTCTTCTTTTAAAATGCCAGCTAACTGCTGCATTCTTTTAATTTCGTTAAGTTGTGTTTTCATATGTATAAATATATTATTATTGGAAAAATGTTTTAATATTTGCTAATTCAATCATTCTTTTTACTTCAGCCATTGATTGGTCTTCTTTATTAGCATCTTTAACAATGTCATTGTAATTATCCATTGTTAATGTAGTTCCGCCTTTACCTAATGCAATAGCGTTTTCAGCTACTACGTGTAAATCTAAATCAGCTTTAGCGTCTTCGCGAGCAAATTCTAATAAACGAATAAACAATGGTATGTCTACTGTTATTTTGTCTGTTGGGTTGTGT